TGAGGAGTATTTTTTGATAAGTAGCATAGGGTCGTCCTTGAGTAAGGACGGCTTTGATGCCAACAACACCGTTGTGGTGACCGTGTCAATAGACTACTCGTCTATAGTCGGTCAGATGCTGAGGCACTTGTTAAGTGCTGACGGTGAGATATGCGAGGGGTTTGGGATAGACGTTCCTTACCCTGACGAGCATTGGGACGAGAGGTACATAAAGGAGCTTGACAGTGTCTTTGCTGTACACAAAGACAAGATGCACAACAAGAGGGCACTGTTGGTTGAGGCGGGCGTGATAAGGGGCGGGAACTACACCTTCATAGACAAGTACCTAAGAGAGAACGGTGTCAACGACATCTATACCGTGGCATTGTTCGAGAACACGGGGTCGGTCTACAAGTCAAACTATGTGGGGCGGTACTATGACGACACCAAAGAAGACCTGACCTTTAGTTGGGAGAAGAGTAATAAACACTGGAGATAAAACAAAAACACATGCAACCAATCGGAAAATATATTGTAGTAAAGGACGTGCAGGAGACTGTGACCACAGAGAGTGGCTTGATACTGTCAGGGGAGGACACCAATCAGTTACGTTACAAGCGTGCAACGGTCATAGCGTCCGGCACTGACGTGGAGGTAATAGAGGAGGGGAACGAGCTGTACTACGACAAGGCGCATAGCTTTATAATGCTAATTGACGACATGCAGTACACCATCATCTCCGAGAGAGACGTTGTTGTGGTAATCTAGTCTTCGGATGCCTCTGTAGTAGGCTTCTTATACCTGTTCGCCTTGTTATAGGCATTCATTTCCAATATCATATTTCTGTAAACTTTGTCGTTGTAGGACACGTTCCTAAGAAACATAGAGTTTGCAGAGATACTTGTTGGGATTTCCTCCCCATTTAGTTTCCTGTAGATGTCCATAACAAGACGAGTAGCCTTATAACTTAGTTGGTATAGTGCCCTAGACCTAACGCCCTTAGTTGGTCTTGACCTAAAACGCTCTATCCATCCTTCACGTTGTAGGCGAGAAAATCTTTCAGATTCCCAACTAACAAGTTCAGAGAACCTGTCAAAGTCAGACCGTCCAAAGTACCCTTCTGAGTACAAGAACAGTATTATATCTAAGTCGGCTTGTCCTAGCTTATGCTTTGACTTTATATAGTATCTGATGACCCTCCAAAATTTTAGGTAATCAATTGGGTATGATTTCATTTAATTAAATTTTATTACATTTGTGTAGTAAAGTTAACAATTAAAAAATCAAAAAATGGCAAAATCAGTCCCAAATTTACCGGCATCTTCAAGAATGCAAATGCCTTCAGGTGGTGGTCCTCAAATTAAAAATGCTTTAAAAGCTAAAGCATTAGCGATGTCAAGTGGTGTTCCTGCTAAAGGAAAAATAACTGGCGCAGGCAGAGGTGCCTCTGCTAAGTTGACCAAAAAAATGTAACAAATTAAAAAAAAAGTTATGGCAAACGGATTAAAAAAATCTAAAGATGAGGTTATAGACGTTATACAAGATGACGTTCAAATCTCAGAAGATGTATTAAAAGAAATCCCTAAAGCAAAATCTCCCAAGGACGCTTACGCCCTTCCTGAGTTAAAGGAAAAGGATATATTTAAAGCACCCGGTCATTCAAGAAGAGATTTTAGAAATTAATTTTCATGGCTGACAAGTCAAAAATGAAATGTAACCATCCCGTTCCTTCAGATAGGCAGGGTAAAAAAATGATGGTTAAAGCCTGTTCCAATGGGGAGGAGAAACTCCTCCACTTTGGAGCAAAGGGATATGGTAACAACTATTCTACTGCAGCAAGAAAAAGTTTTCGTGCTCGTCACGGATGTGACACGGCAAAAGACAACATGACACCACGCCATTGGGCTTGCAGTTATTTATGGAAGGGTCCGGGAGGACCAACAACAAGTAGTCCTAAAAATCGTAAAGGAAAATACTAATGAAAAAATTAAATAAATTAGGGGTTGAAAACTCCCTTTGGAATAACATTAGGGCATCAAAGGGGTCGGGCAAGAAACCAACTCCTGAGATGATTAAGCAAGAGAAAAAAATAAATAGTAAAGTAAAAAAGTGAAAACTCAACAGTTTTTAGGCAAGGGTCAGTTGATAAATAGGTTGACAGCACAGGTAGGAGACAAGGCATTAGCAATATCTATACTACAAAAACGTGGGCACCTTAAAGCTGATGGAAAGACCCTTACTTCTGAAGGAAATGCAAGGAACGCAATGACAGCAGAAGAAAGGGCAAAGGATAGGGCATCTAAAAAGATGCATAAGCCTGTTAATGCGTTTTCTTATAATCCAAAAACAAATAGTGCAAAAATGATTAAAAATAATTAATAACTTTACTAACTTGAATTTAATGTAATGGAAAAACAAGAACAAAGAAGTAAAGGTCTTGGCGACACTATTGAAAGAATCACAACTGTTACAGGAATTAAAAAAGTAGTAGAGACTGTAAGTAAGGCAACAGGAGTGGATTGTGGATGTAAGGCACGTAGAGACGCACTTAATAGAGCATTTCCTTATCAAGATAAAAAATAAAAAATATGTCAGTTTTCAAAACAACATTTACAAGGACGCTAAGAGCACATCCTTCAGATAATGCCAACATACCATACCCTAACGTGGTTGAGAATGGAACAAATACTACAGCAACGTCATTAAAATTAATAGACTCTGCTGCAACATTTATTACCAATAACGTAGCCGTAGGTGACATTGTCCACAACGACACGGCAACAACAGCAGCAACCGTGGTGTCTGTTGACAGTGAGACTCAACTTACTTTAAATGCTAATATTTTTACAACTACAGCACAGGTATATGTGGTGTATGCTGAGTCGCCTCAGTCGGGCATGAGCAATCCGGGTTGTTTCTTGTATGTAGGTGGGACAGGTAATGTTTCAGTTATTACAGTAGGTAACGACCAAATAACTTTTAATGGGATACCTGCCGGAACAACGCTTCCTATTCAGGTGCTTAAACTTAGAAGTACAAATACAACGGCAACGCTTATAAACGCTCTTTGGTAGTCAGTAATGATGATGAGCACCAAGGACTATAACACACTTGATACTATGGCAGACGAATTAGAGTCTATCAAGGCAGAAATATCTGAAATGAAAGCTATGTTGAAAAACGTATATATTTTATTAGCAGGGAACCCAATAGATAAAGATTCAAATGGACTAATTGGTAGCTTTAAAGAAATGAAAAAAGAAGTCTACGACTTAAAGGCAGAACTAAAGAGATATAAGTCTTATTTTTATGCGTTGGTTACACTAGTTGGATTAGGCGCATTAAAATTTATTACTCAATTTTTATTTACAAATAAATAAAATGGCAAAAGTAGCTAACGATAATTTTTATATTAAGAAGTCAAAAAGAAAAGGTGTAGCTGCTAAAAGTAAAAACAGCACCAACAAGACAAGTAAACTTTATAAAAAAAATTACAGAGGACAAGGTCGATGAATGTTTTTTTTAAATGGATAGCGGGATTTTTTTCTTCCAAAAGCGAAACGTCAAGTAAAAGATTAGTAGGAATAATTGGTGCATTTACTTTATTTTATTCTTTATCAAAGAACCCTATTGACAGTATAGTGTGGGCAACATTTGCTCTTTGCACAATATCATTAGGGCTTACAACCATTGAAGCAATTACCGAATTTATAAATAAATATAAAAGCAAATGAAAATTAGCGAGCACTTAGATTTAGCAGAGTTGGTTAATAGTGAAACTGCAAAGCGCAAAGGAATAAATAACACACCAAGCGAGGATATAATTGCAAACCTTAAAGAGTTAGCAGACAATATATTTGAACCCATTAGGAATGAATTAAATGTTCCTATTTATATAAGTAGTGGATACAGGTCAATAAAATTAAATAAAAGCATTGGTGGGGCGGATTCGTCACAGCACTGCAAAGGATATGCAATTGACATTGACATGGACAACTCAAGTAACGGGGTTACCAATAAAATGATATTTGATTTTATCAAAGCAAACTTAGACTTTGACCAATTAATTTGGGAATTTGGAAGTATTGTAAACCCGGACTGGGTTCATGTGTCATACGTAAAAGGAAAGAATAGGAAGCAGATATTAAAAGGAATCAAATCAAATGGGAAAACATCTTATATTAATATTAGTTAGTTTTTTATTATTCTCCTGTGCATCAAGGAAAGTAGCCATAAATAAAACTGAGATAGAAACACACATAGACAGCATTGTTGTTCAAAAAAAAGATAGCGTATCTGTAAAACAGAACGCTATTTCTGTTAAAGAGGACATCAATGAGATTGAAGTGGTGCCCATTGATACCACTAAGCCTATTGTCATAGGAGACAAGAAGTACTACAATGCCATTATTAGGTTTAAAAAAATACATAGAGACATAGTAGACACTTCTAAAACAACTGTATCTAAGTCTATTGAGAATAATATTTCAGTTAAAAAAACAATTCAATCAAAAGTTTTTGAAAAAAAAATAGATAAGAAAGCAAATTATTTTATTTATTTATGGCTGCTTTTAATCCCATTAGCATTGTGGTTAGTAAATAAGTACGTCTTAAAATGATAATTTTTATTTACTATATTTGTACAAATCAAACTCAAATCAAATGGCAAATTTAACAGCAGAAGAATTAGACTTTATTAAAACAGGTTCAGCAGAGTACACTAAAATTAAAATAGGTCTTGGAGAACTTGAACTACAAAAACAAGGGTTAATCAAACAGGCGCAGACTATCGTTGAAGCGTTTACCAACAATGAGAAAGTTCTTATTGAAAAGTATGGTGCTGACTCGGTGATTAATATGCAAACGGGAGAGGTAACTCAGAGAGAACAAGAAAAAAAATAAACTATGGCACCAAACAAATTTTTAGGAATTCTATTTCAGTCAAGAGATACAATGCACTTGACTCATTTGGACACAAGGTCTTTTGCGGAGCATAAGGCGCTTAATGCTTACTATGACGGCATCTTAGATTTGACTGATTCATTTACTGAAAAATTATTTGGGCGCAGTGGTCGTCTTGAAATAACTATCCCTGAATCTAAAAAACAAGACGCTGTTGCGCACTTGAAAGGGATGCAGGCAACTATCGAAGCAGAAAGAGATAACTACGCTTCAGACTTGCAAAACATCATGGACGAGATGCTTGGTCTTGTAAACGAGACGTTGTATCTTTTAACATTGGTTTAAAATGAAAATCAATTCATATACTATTGTTGCCCTCCCTAAGTTAGATGATAGGCTTGTTGGGACAAGCGTTGATGGAACGCCTCCAAACGGGACTTATAACTTTACTCCGGCAGAGTTATTGGCTTTATTTGAGGCAAACTTTAACGCTCCGGCAATGGTTGTTGCCGACACTCCTGAATATGCAGACAATGCTGCAGCTTTATTAGGTGGGTTAATAGTAGGTCAAATCTATAGAACAGGAGATTATTTGAAAATAGTGCATTAAAATTTCTTAACGGATGTCAAAGATTAGTACATATGAGGTCACTCCGGTACCTAAATTAGCCGATAAATTAATTGGAACAAGTGTTGGAGGAGAGATTGAAGACATAACGTACAATTTTACGCTTAGTGAGTTATTAAATTTATTTATACCCAACATCCCTGCAAACACATTGCAAGGTATTTTAGATTATGGCAACGAGGCTACTCAGGACATTATTCTAAATGGAACAATATTTACAACATACCTTGAAGTAACCGATTCGGCAACTATTTTAAATAGTTATTTAACCGGAGAGATACATCTTTTAGGAGGACTATATGACTCTTTAGACTCAATTGGAACTGCAGGGCAAGTCCTTGTAAGCACAGGAAATGGAGTTGAATGGTATAGTATCCCTACAATCATACCCGACCTACAACAGGTACTGACATCAGGCAACACAGCAGACGTTGACATCTTACTAGATGCTAACTTAGATGCGTTGACAGTAAGTGCCAACAATGTAGTGTCTAATACAAGCTTAAGTGTCAATGGAGTACTAGAGGACAAAGACGGATTGGCTGGAACAGCCGGTCAAATACTGTCATCTACAGGAGCAGGTGTTCAATGGACGGCGTTGCCTAACTATACAGCAACATCTCCATTGCATATTGACAGCATTACAAGAATAATTTCAATTCAAAAATCAGGTAGCACCCAAGATGGTTACCTATCAAGTACAGACTGGATTACATTCGATGGTAAGCAAAATGCAGGAAATTATATCATTTCATTAATAGGTGAAGCAATAGGGATAGGTCCCGGTGCTGCTTATGTTACACTTAATACAGCATCTGTTACAGGAAAATTACTTACAGGACTAAACCTAACAGCAGGTGGAAATATATCTGCTACGGACAGTATCCTGCAGGCTTTTGGAAAAGTTCAAAATCAAATATCATCTACATTAAGTGGCGTTATTTATAAAGGTGTATGGGATGCAAGTACTAATATTCCAACCCTAGCAAGTAGTGTAGGAGTCCAAGGATGGTACTATGTTGTTAACGTAGCAGGAAACACAAATCTTAATGGAATTACAGACTGGCAAGTAGGAGACTGGGCAATATTTAATGGCACTGCTTGGAATAAGGTCGACAACACCGATGCAGTATCGTCCGTAAACGGACAGGTAGGTGCTGTAAACTTAACAACCGACAATATACCTGAAGGAGCTACAAATTTATATTTTTTAAATTCAAGAGCAAGAGCCGCATTGTCTTTTACAGCGGGTTCAGGTGCATATAATAACACAACAGGAGTCATTACAATACCAACTGATAATAATCAGATTACAAACGGGTCTAACTATATTACATTAGGGTCATTGTCTGCAAGTTCTCCATTAAGTTATAATAACCTTACAGGAGCATTTGCAATTCAGGTAGCTAATACCACTCAGGGTGGTTATCTGTCAAGTACAGACTGGAATACATTCAACAACAAGCAAGCGTACTTAAGTGGAACAGGTTTAGTTAAGTCAGTTGCCGGAACTATTTCATATATAACCGACAATTCTACCAACTGGAATACAGCTTATGATAATATGATTGTAAGTGCTGTAGTTACAGGAACAGCAACAAAACTATTGACGCTTAATCAACAAGATGGAGGTACAATTACTGCAAGTTGGTCTGATATTGACACAGGACTAACTTCAGTTGGCGTAAGTATGCCATCGGCTTTTAGTGTTACTAATTCACCATTAACTGCAAATGGTACGATTGCCATTACAGGGGCAGGTACAGCAACCCAGTATATACGCGGGGATGGGCAATTAGCCACGTTCCCGTCAACAGGGGCGGGTGGGTCAGCTGTTTACTATTATTTAAACGGTTCTATAAACGCATCAGTAGCTACCTATAAGCAAATGGCAAATGTTGCCGTTATCGGGGCGGGAACAAATTTTAATCTAACAGGGAACGGGTTAATTGCTCAATTTTTAACAGATGTAGCTAATCCAAATCGACTAGAAATACCGGGTGGGGCATGGAACTTTGAGATGTTCTTTAATATGTCATCATCGGGCGGCACACCTCAATTTTATGTTGAACTTTTAAAGTATGACGGTGCTGTATTTACAAGTATTGCAAGTAATGTTGCTTTGCCAGAAACGATAAGTGCAGGAACTGTAACAGACTTATATTTAACATCTTTAGCAGTACCAACAACTACGTTATTATTAACGGACAGACTGGTTGTTAGGGTTTATATAGTAAATAATTCAGGCGGAAGAACTGCCACATTACACACAGAGGATAACAACCTTTGTCAGATAACTACCACATTTTCAGGCGGAATATCTGCTATAAATGGGTTGACATCAAACAATCAATATTTAGCAGTAGGTACAAGCGGAAGCGATTTTAACATTTCAAGCACCTCAGAAACACACACTTTTAATTTACCTACTGCAAGTGCTTCAAGTCGTGGGGCACTAAGTTCAACAGATTGGACTACGTTCAATAGCAAGCAACCTGCAGGAAGTTATGTACCTACTTCAAGGCAATTAACTATAAATGGAACTGCATATGATTTAAGTTCGGATAGAAGTTGGAGTGTTGGAACAGTTACGTCAGTAGCGGCATTAACACTTGGTACAACAGGAACAGACTTAAGCTCAAGTGTAGCCACAGGAACAACAACTCCTGTAATTACATTGAACGTACCTACAGCAAGTGCTGCTAATCGGGGTGCACTAAGTGCGGCTGATTGGGCGACATTTAATACTAAGGTAGGCGGCGTTACTGCAACTTCTCCCTTATTTTCAAGCGGAGGGTCTACTCCAAATGTTACAATACAACAATCAAGTGGTAGTCAAAACGGATACTTAAGTTCAACAGACTGGACTACGTTCAATAACAAACAAGCATCAGGTAATTATATTACCTCATTAACAGGAGAGGCTACAGCCTCAGGACCGGGTGCCGCTTCGGTTACTTTAAGCAACTCAGCAGTAACAGCCAAGGTTCTTACAGGAATTAATATTACAGGAGGAACAGTAGTTGATACCGATTCAATACTTACAGGATTTGGCAAGTTGCAGAATCAAATTAATAGTTTGGTTGGTAGTACAATATATAAAGGTACTTGGAATGCATCAACAAATGTTCCTGCCTTAGCAAGCGGAGTTGGCACAAGGGGATGGTACTACATTGTTTCAGTAGCCGGCACCACAAATCTTGATGGGATTACAGATTGGTTTATAGGAGACTGGGCAATATTTGACGGAACAGCTTGGCAGCAAGTAGACAACACTGACGCTGTAGTAAGTGTAAATGGGCAGACTGGTGCTGTAAGTTTAACAACTGACAACATTCCCGAAGGAGCCACTAATCTTTATTATTTAAATAGTAGGGCAAGGGCTGCATTGTCTTTTATTGCAGGCAGTGGTGCATATAATTCTACAACAGGGGTTATAACCATACCAACAAACAACAATCAGATTACAAATGGCTCGTCATATATTATGCTTGCGTCATTGTCCGGCACATCGCCAATAGGGTACAACAACACAACAGGTGTAATTAGTATTACACAGGCAGCAACAGCAGCAAGTGGCTATTTGAGTAGCACAGATTGGAACACATTTAATAATAAACAGGCTACACTTAGCTTAACTACAACGGGGTCAAGCGGGGCAGCTACTTTAGTTGGAGCAACCTTAAATATACCTAATTATGGCACTGCTTTAAGTGGTTATCTACCATTAACAGGTGGTACTTTAACAGGTGCATTAAACGGAACGAGTGCTAATTTTAGTGGTGCTGGAACATTTGTAGCTAACACAGATGGTGCATTATATTTAAATGGTAGTTCTGATGCAACAGGTGCTGTAGTTGCAAGGGTAAATTCAAATGTATCGGGAAGGGCATCTGTTATTCAATTTACTGATAATGTAACATACAATACAGGTTTTGGAACAGAAACCAATGGTGGTATTGGTCTTTGGATAGGTAGGTACCCTACAGTAGCAGGAACTAAAGTTTTCAGTGTAACTCCAAGTGGCGCAGCTACTTTTAGTGGTAGTGTAACAGCAACTGATAATATAACAATAACCAGTAGTGGAGGTGGGTACACCTCACAGGACTTTAAATATGGTGGAACTACCAGAGCGACTTTGTATTGGGAAAACGGCACACAAAGTTTTAATTACTACACAACTGGTACACATAAATTTGCAGGTGCGGCTACTTTTAGTGGGGCATTAAATGGAACAAGCGGTTCGTTTACTAGTAGGATTGGAACATCTTTAAGTAGTTCAGGTTCAAATTTCAATAATTCATCTCTATATGTAAATAATACTGCAAATACAAAAGGGGCAATATTTGGATACAATGACTCGGCAGATAATTTCTATTTTACCGCGCTTGAATACGGTGTGAGTTATAAGCCTTTACTGTTTAATACAAGCGCAGCTACTATTTCAAGCCTTTCAGGAACAGGCTCAAGAATGGTTGTGGCTGATGCAAATGGGTTACTAAGTGCTACAACTACCGCAATAGGTAACTTAGGTTACGTAACTCCAACAACAGGGACAGGTATAAATTTAACAAAGAATGGCACAGTAATAATTAACCCCGCAGGTACATTAGCGGCATTAACTTTAAATTTACCAAGTAGTCCCGCAGATGGCGACTTTGTTAGATATACATTAACCGAGTCAGTTAGTTCATTAAGTTATAGTGGTGGTACTATTGTTAAAGCACCTACAATAATAACAGGAAGAACAGAGATAAGCCATGCTTATAGAGCAGCAACAGCTTCTTGGTATTAACAAATAAAATATGAAATTGCCTGAATATTATAACAATGACAATGGCTCATTATATAAGGTTGCAACTGAACGTAACTGGAACGCATATCTTTTTGATGTAGTTAAACGACTAGAGCGGGGTGGGAAAAAAGACCCAATAAAACAAGAGATTGAAAAGTCAATAGGAGTCTTGCAGTTATGGCTAAGTGAATTAGAAAAATAAATAAATACATAGTTCAATATTTTTTCATTACTTTTATATTAATCAAATCAAATAAAATGAAACAATTGAAAAAAAAATACAAAGACCTTAATGTCCTAGTAAACTCTATTCAGTCCGTTATTGGAGGACAAGAAACTAAAATTCAAAAAAAACTATTTAAACTATATGAGAAAGTAAAGCCTTTCCATGAAGATTACAGTAAACAACGTGATGAATTACGTTTGGATAATGCTGCAACGGATGACAGTGGAATCCTTTTAATGGACGAAAAAGGTGATTATAAGTTCAACAAGGAAGGCGTTAAGAACCTAACAAAAGACCTTGAAGTGTTAAATGAAAAAGAATTTGACTTCACCCCAATTGAAGTTATAAACCCTCAAGGCCTTGACATGTTCACCTTTCTTGAAAATTGGACAATAGGAATTGATTTTATAAAAGAAGAAGAAGAAGAGCTATAATGGACATTCGTAAAATATCAATAGGACCCGACTACAAGGGCGGTGCTATGCACTACATAGTAGGACAAAAGGTTCTTGGAGATACCAACGAAATACATCTTATAAGGCTTGATTCAGATAAGCAATCTATTAAGATTTATATTATAAATAATAAGTCGGAGGTTGTTCTTTGGAAGGAGTTTAATTCAACTATCCCTGTGTCTATTGAGTATAACATTAACATCTAATGAAGTCCCCATTTTATTTCATAGCCAAGCCGGTTAATGGAAGGCGATATGACAATACAAAAGTAATAGGAGGCATTGACATTATTGTCAGCACCTCTGAGGAGGACCATAGGTTTTCTAACCGACTTGCAGAAGTTGTTGAGTTACCCCTAGGGTACAAAGGACCAATCATGGAGGGCGACACATTACTTGTGCACCACAACGTATTTAAGTTCTATAACGACATGCGAGGTAGGCAAAAAAGCGGTAAGTCATTCTTTAAAGATGACCTATTTTTTATTGAGACCGAACAGTTTTACATGTACAAGCAGGACTCTACGTGGAATGCTTATGATAGGTATTGTTTTGTTAAGCCAATAGAAGCAACTGAGAGTTATATTAAGAAACCATTTTCAGAAGAACCTCTAATGGGAACAATTAAGTACCCTAACGAGTACTTAATTGAACGTGGTATTAAAGAGGGGGACATGGTTTGTTTTTCTCCCGACAGCGAATATGAGTTTACAGTAGATGACGAGAAGCTATATAGGATGTATGACCATCAAATAACAATTAAATTATGAACCTAATCACATTTGACAACATTATCAAAGACCCACAATCCTATATATTTGATATACATTTAAATGACTTTGAAGACATAGAAGACGGTGAGTATACTTTTAAAAATATTCAACTAAGAGACAAGAACGATGAGTTTGCTAAGTATGTAAGCGAACTGTTTAGTGTATACAACGTAGACTTGAATTTTATTCGCAAATCTCCATTAAATCAGGAAGAGCCAAACTTTATACATACGGATGAGATGATGGGGGATATTACTTGTTTGCTTTACTTGAACGAAGAGGCTCCTGACGAAGATGGCACTACTGTGTATGATGATGATAAGAAACCATTAATCACAATGTATTCTAAATTTAATCGCATGATAGCGTTCAACTCAGACGCACCGCATTCACGTAATATTTTTGATAACTTTGGAGAAGCATTAAGTGCTCGACTGGTTCAAGTAATCTTTTTAAAATCTAAGTAATGGACGACACCAAAGAGATAAAGCTACGAATTATAAAGGCAGGATATAAGGCAGTAAATCATCTTATAAAGGTAGCCGAAGAGGACATAGTTGGTGCGGATGTTGAGGGATTAAATATTGACCTAGCAGCAGATAAAATGAAGAATGCAGCAGCAGCTAAAAAATTAGCCATATTTGATGCGTTTGAGATATTAAATAGAATTGAAGCAGAGAAAGAAAATCTTGACTTTGCTGCTAAGGGTATAAGTAAAACAGATACAAAACAAGGATTTGCAGAAAGACGGTCAAAACAATAACCTATTACGTATAGTCGATAATCACATACCGGCTGCCGTCATCTCTAATAAAAATAGGGTGAGGTCGTGGATGTATGGGTATAACGACCAATATGATGTTATTGTAATATCAAAGACTGGACAGATAGGGCAGATAATAGAGATAGAAGGACTAATCATCGCCTTACCCGCTACTCCTGAAAAGTGTCTTCAAAGGCACGCAGATAAATCCGAACAATATTGGGAACGTCAAGCCTTGCCTCGTGAGCTATCTAAAATACAATCCATATTTCAATGGAACGAGAAGCCAAAAGAATTTAAAGATAGATGGGTTGACTACATAGAACAAGAGTTTGATTGTAGGGAGCAAGGACAGTGGTTTATGAACAAGGGCGTAAAGACCTACATAACAGGCTCTCATTACATGTACTTGCAATGGTCAAGTATTGACATAGGCTACCCCGACTTCAGAGAAGCCAATCGAATCTATTGGTTGTTTTGGGAAGCATGCCGAGCAGACTCAAGGTCTTTTGGCATGATATACTTAAAGATTAGACGGTCAGGGTTCTCATTTATGTCATCATCTGAATGTGTGAACATAGGAACGCTTGCACGTGATGCACGTATAGGTATCTTGTCAAAGACAGGTGCTGATGCTAAAAAAATGTTTACCGACAAGGTAGTCCCCATAAACAGTCGTCTTCCGTTTTTCTTTAAACCCATCATGGATGGCATGGACAAGCCCAAGACGGAGTTGGCATATCGAGTCCCTGCTGCAAAGATTACCAAAAAAAATATGTATGAAACCGATGACAATGATGTCGATGGACTTGATACATCAATAGATTGGAAGAACACAGAAGACAACTCATATGATGGAGAAAAGCTACTGTTCTTGGCTCATGATGAAAGTGCAAAATGGACAAAGCCTGTAAACATAAAAGAGAATTGGCGTGTAACTAAGACGTGTTTGCGTTTGGGTAGTAAGATTATTGGCAAGTGTATGATGGGGTCAACGTCTAATGCGTTGTCAAAAGGTGGGCAGAACTACAAAGATATTTACGAGGATTCAAATGTAAGGGTACGCAACGCCAATGGTCAGACAAAAAGTGGGTTATATGCTATATTCATTCCAATGGAGTGGAATATGGAGGGGTTTATTGACAGGTATGGTCATCCCGTATTCCAAAAACCTAACACACCCATAATGGGGGTCGATGGCAACATGATAAAGAATGGAGCTATTGACTATTGGGACGCAGAGGTTGATTCTTTAAAGAATGATGCCGATGCATTAAATGAGTTTTATCGTCAGTTCCCACGCACGCAATCCCATGCCTTTAGGGACGAAAGCAAACAGGCTTTATTTAACTTAACTAAGCTGTACCAACAAATTGACTACAATGACTCAATGATTAAAGAGCATTATCTTACTCGTGGGTCATTTTCTTGGAAGGATGGTATAAAGGACACTCAGGTTATTTGGACTCCCGATACTCGTGGAAGATTCAATATAAGTTGGGCTCCTCCGAAGCATATGCAAAACAATGTGCATGTACGCAATGGCATTAAATATCCCGGCAACGAGCACTTGGGGTCCTTTGGGTGTGACTCTTATGATATATCGGCAGTAGTAGGCGGCAGGGGCTCTAATGGAGCCCTACACGGAATGACAAAGTTCCATATGGATGATGCACCCGTAAATGAGTTTTTCTTGGAGTACATCGCTCGTCCGCAAACTGCAGAGATATTTTTTGAAGAGGTATTGATGGCGATAGTTTTTTATGGGATGCCTATCTTGGTAGAGAACAACAAGCCTAGACTTTTATACCACATTAAAAACAGGGGATATAGGGGATACTCAATAAATAGACCTGACAAGCAACTAGGGAAGCTGACAAGCACCGAAAGGGAACTAGGAGGTATTCCTAACTCATCTGAGGACATTAAGCAAGCACACGCATCCGCAATTGAGTCTTATATAGAAAAGTTTGTTGGGTTTGATTTAGAAGCTAAATATAGAGACCCTGAGGAAATGGGTACAATGCCGTTTACAAGGACGCTTGAGGACTGGGCTAGATTTGACATAAATGATAGAACAAAATTTGATGCATCTATTAGCTCAGGATTATGTATTATGGCTAATCAGAAGCACTTATATATACCTGAGAAAAAAGAATCAAAATTAATCATTAACTTCGCTAAGTATAAAAACGAAGGAACAACAAGTCAATTGATTAGATGAAAAATGTAACAGTACAAATAAATGCCAATTCATTTCCTAATCAGATGGTATCTGATGCGGAGAAGGCAACAAAAGAATTTGGGTTGCAAGTTGGTCAAGCCATTCAATACGAATGGTTTAGAAAGGACGGTAACTCTTGCAGATATTACAGTCAATGGAGGGATTTTCGTAGATTAAGATTATACGCACGTGGAGAACAATCAATTGCAAAATATAAAAACGAATTAGCTATTGATGGAGATTTATCTTATTTAAATTTAGACTGGACACCGGTTCCTATACTTCCAAAATTTATTGATATTGTTGTCAATGGGATGTCTGATAGATTGTTTAAAGTAAAAGCATATGCACAAGATGCAATGTCTCAAGCTAAAAGAAGCAAGTATCAAGACATGCTTGAAACGCAAATGGCAGGGAAACCTGTCCTTGCTAAGATTCAAGAGATGACAGGCGTTAATCCATTCTTAATGGACCCTGAACAGCTACCCGATACTGACGAAGAACTGTCATTATATATGCAGCTTAACTTCAAGCCTGCTATTGAAATCGCAGAAGAAGAAGCAATCAATACAATATTTGACAGCAACCACTATGACGACATTCGTAAAAGAATAGACTATGACGCTACAGTTATAGGCATTGGCGTTGCAAAGCATGAGTTTTTACAGGGAACAGGAGTTAAACTTTCATATGTTGACCCTGCTAATATTGTTTATAGCTACACAGAAGACCCATATTTTAGAGACTGTTTTTATTGGGGAGAGATTAAAACATTGGCATTAACTGAGTTAATGAAGATTGACCAGTCTTTAACTAAAGAAGACTTACAAGAAATTACACAATATAGCCAAGCTTGGTATGACTATTATAACGTAGCACAGTTTTACGAGAATAGTATGTTCCACCGAGATACTTGTACTTTAATGTATTTCAATTATAAGTCAACTAAAAAAGTTATTTATAAAAAGAAAATACTTGAAGGTGGCGGGTCAAGGGTTATTGAGAAGGATGAAAGCTTTAATCCTCCGGTTGAAATGATGGAGGAGGGTAACTTTGAGAAGATTGAAAAAACCATTGATGTTTGGTATGAAGGTATCATGGTAATGGGTACCAATATTTTGCTGCAATGGAAGTTATCTGAAAACATGGTTCGCCCTAAGTCGGCATCTCAGTACGCACTACCAAACTATGTAGCAGCAGCCCCTCGTATGTATAAAGGGGTCATTGAATCATTGTGCCGCAGGATGATACCATTCGCTGACTTAATTCAAATAACCCATTTAAAACTACAACAAGTCATTGCTCGTGTTGTTCCTGATGGTGTTTTTATTGATGCCGATGGGTTAAATGAAATTGATTTAGGAACCGGTAATGCATATAATCCTGAGGATGCTTTAAGACTATACTTCCAAACAGGTAGTGTAATTGGTAGAAGCTATACCCAAGATGGAGATTTTAATAACGCAAGAGTACCTATTACTCAGTTAAGTTCTAACTCAGGTTCTGCTAAGACGCAGATGTTGATTACAAACATGAACCACTACATTGACATGATTAGGTCTGTAACAGGTCTTAATGAAGCAAGAGATGGTTCTAATCCTGACCCTAATTCGTTGGTAGGACTACAAAAACTAGCTGCATTAAACTCAAATACGGCTACAAGGCATATACTTGACAGTTCTTTGTATATATATCGTTCATTAGCAGAGGCTCTTACTTATAGGATTGGTGATATTTTAGAATTTGCCGACTTTAAAGACCAGTTTGCTAACCAAATAGGGAAGTACAACGTGTCTATCCTTAATGAGATTAAAGACCTTTATATTTATGACTTTGGTATATTCATTGAGGTATCTCCTGATGAAGAGCAAAAAGCGCAACTTGAATCTAACATTCAAATGGCATTATCTAAGGGCGACATTAATCTTGAGGATGCAATTGACATACGTGAGATTCGCAATCTTAAATTGGCTAATCAGTTATTGAAACTTAAAAGAGTTAAAACTCAAGAACGTGACGAAAAAATGGCTATGCAAAAACAAGCCATGATTTCTCAGCAACAATTGAAGTCTCAAGAGTTAGCAGGGCAAGTTGCAATGCAGACAATTGATATGGAAACCAATTCCAAAATTAAGATTAAACAAGCTGAGGTTGCATTTGATATGCAGAAAATGGAAAAAGAAGCTGAAATGAAATCTCAATTGATGCGTGAAGAGTTTGATTACAATATACAACTTCATGACATGGAGATTGGTAAAATTACAAATAGAGACCAAATGAAAGAGGATGCAAAAGCAAAGAGGATTAGCCAACAAAATACGGAGCAATCTAAGTTGATTAATCAAAGGAAAAATAATCTTCCTCCAATGAGTTTTGAATCAAATGAAGATAGCTTAGATGGATTTGATTTAGCTGAATTTGAGCCTCGATAAAAATGTAAAGTTTTTTGTATAAGTTTGTATAAATAAAATCAAATCAAATGGAATTAAAAGTTAGAGCACTAGACATGATTGAACCTAAAAGTGTTCAAGAAGTTGAAGAACAATTGCTTGATAGACATGAAGAAATGTTAAATCAAGAAAATAATATAGAACCGGAAATAGAAATTGCTGAACCGGAACCTATAATAAATCAACTTGATTTAAAAGATGAAGACGTGCTTTCATATATTGGAAAAAGATATAATAAGCATATAAACTCTTTAGATGACTTAGTTGCTGAGCGTAAAGATGCTGAGCCACTACCTGAAGAAGTAGCTGCTTACATGAAATATAAGAAAGATACAGGACGTGGGTTTGAAGACTTTATTAAGTTAAAGAAAGACTTCGATAAGATGGACCCTGACCAACTTCTTAAAGAGTACTTATCCTCTACACAGGATAGTCTTGATAGTGATGATATTGAGACGTTAATGGACGACTACAGGTACGATGAAGACCTTGATGATGAGTCAACCATTAAAAAAGCAAAAATCGAAAAAAAGAAAGTTCTTGCTGAGGCTAAAAAATATTTCAACTCACAAAAGGAACAATATAAGATGCCCCTTGAGTCAAGTACGGCATTTGTTCCTAATGAAGAAAGAGAAATATATGAAAGCTATAAGCAATATACCCAACAGGCGAAGACTATAGAAGAGGAGAACAACCGTAAACGTCAATGGTTTGACCAAAAGACGAACGATGTTTTTGACGGAGAATTCAAAGGTTTTGAGTTTAATGTTAATGACAAGAAGTTCACGTTTGCTCCGGGAGATGCCAGTGAGTTGAAAAGAAACCAAGCAACCCCTCAGAACTTTATTAACAAGTTCTTGGATGACCAAGGTTTAATATCAGACGCAAAAGGCTATCACAGGTCATTAGCCATAGCAATGAATCCTGAAAGATTTGCTAAGTTCTTTTATGAACAAGGGATGTCAGATGCAACAGACGATGTTACTCGTAAAATCAAGAACATCAATATGTCCGAGCATAGGATACCTGAGGTTGCTAAAATGAATGATGGATTTCAGGTTAAGGCTGTAAACCCTGATTCAGGTAGAAACCTGAAAATACGCAGTATTAAAAAAATGTAAACAATTAAAACTTAAAAAAAATGGCAAGTGCACTTTTAAGTAACCCTACCTACGCCCTGCAGCCTTCTGCAGAACAAGTAGCGTTACAGACAAACTACATTACCGACTTCAACTTCTTGAATCAATATCTTCCGGATACTTATGAAAAAGAATTTGAGCGTTACGGTAACAGAACAATCGCATCTTTCTTACGTATGGTAGGAGCAGAGATGCCGTCTAATTCTGACCAAATCAAATGGGCAGAACAAGGACGTTTACACATTAAATACACAAACTGTACTTCAGCAGCAGCAGCAGCAGCCTCAACGGCTACCTTTACTGTAGCTGATAGTGGTGTTACTTACATCGCTATCCGTGTTGGACAAACTTTGATGATTCAAAACAACTCATCAGGTGTTTTCAACAAAGCTATCGTAACGGCGGTTCCTTCAGCAACTACTTTCACAGTAGCTTACTATGAGACTGCCGGTCAAGCATTCGCAGTTTCTACTCAATGTACTGTATTCATTTACGGTTCTGAGTTTAAAAAAGGAACTAACGGAATGGTTGGTTCATTGGAGTCTGAGGATGACATCTATTCTAACAACCCTATTATCATCAAAGATAAATATGCGGTTAATGGTTCAGATATGGCTCAAATCGGTTGGGTTGAAGTGACCACTGAGAACGGTGCTACAGGTTACTTGTGGTACTTGAAATCAGAACACGAAACTCGTTTGCGTTTTGAAGATTACTTAGAGACCGCTATGATTGAAGCAGTTCCTGCCGCAACATCTTCAGGTGCTGCAACTGCAGGTTACATTGGTTCTCAAGGTATTTTCTACGTTGTAAACAATCGTGGTAATGTTTGGGGGGGTGGTACACCAACAACTTTATCTGATTGGGATTCTATCGTTTCTCGCTTAGATAAGCAAGGTGCTATCGAAGAAAACGTAATATTCGTAAATCGTGGATTAAGTTTTGACATTGACAATATGTTGGCTACATTGAACGGCTACACTTCAGGTGGCGTTGCTCAATCAGCTTCATTCGGTCTTTTTGACAACGATGTTGACATGGCGTTAAACTTAGGTTTCACAGGATTCCGTAGAGGTTATGACTTCTACAAATCTGATTGGAAATACTTGAATGACCCAACAATGCGTGGTGGTTTAAATGCTACTGCTGCAACCGCAACCGGTACTATTACAGGCTTGATGGTTCCTGCAGGTTCTACTTCAGTTTATGACCAAATAATGGGCAAAAACGCTAAACGTCCGTTCTTACACGTTCGTTATCGTGCTTCTGAAGCTGAAGACCGTAGGTACAAAACTTGGATTACAGGTTCTGCCGGTGGTGCCGCTACAAGCGACTTGGATGCAATGGAGGTTAACTTCCTTTCTGAGCGTTGCGTATGTACTTTAGGTGCGAACAACTTCGTGCTTTTCCGTTATGGGTAATCAATAATTGTAATTAACAGGGAGGGTGTCTTTGAAGACACTCTCCTTTTTTTAAATTAAATTAAATTAAATTAAATTAAATATAAAATGGCAACTCGTCCAACATCTGTAGATAAGGTCTACAAGTTAAAAATAGGTAATCCGCTTTCTTATACGTTAGCATCAAGGAATCACCCTCGTTT